TTCGGAGATTATACATGGCAAACCTAGTAACTGAACAAGAGCTATTCTTCACAGCCTTTGAACCAAAGTTGAAGAATCGTTTCATCCTCTACATGGATGGCATTCCTTCATATATCGTTAAAAAAGTTGCTCGTCCAACCTTGACACAAGAAACGAAGACGCTTGATCACATCAACGTTCAACGGTATGTTAAGGGGAAGAGCAAGTGGGGTACCATGCAAATGACCCTTTACGATCCTATTGTCCCATCAGGCGCACAAGCAGTCATGGAATGGGTTCGTTTACATCACGAATCAGTCACAGGTCGTGACGGCTACCTTGAATTCTACAAGAAGGATTTAACCTTGAACATTCTCGGCCCTGTCGGTGACAAGGTAGAAGAGTGGATCATCAAGGGTGCACAAATCCAAGAAGTGAATTTTGGTGAAATGGATTGGGGCACGGATGATCAAGTTGAATTTACAGTAACCATCCAACCCGATTATTGTGTTTTGAATTTTTAATTATAAAGTATTTTTCTACACTATTCAACATACGTTAATCAAACTGAATTTTTGAAACTCCTTCGTGATATCACAAACGGTATCACGGAGGAGTTTTTATAACATATCCTCAATAAAATCACTCTATTAGGGGATATTTTGATATTTATACTAGACCGCCCTTTTACGAGAAAAATATGGCAGATATCACCGATTTTCAAGTTGGTCAAGGGGAAACCTTCAAAATTCTCGTCCAACTCCTCAATCGTAGCGACAACAACACCCCGTTAGATATCACGAACTACGCCTTCACGGGCCAAGTACGTGAGAATTATACCACGGAGGAAGTTGCCGCTACGTTTTCATTTGAAAAACTCCTTCCATATAATTCCGGCAGTATCTATATTAAATTGGATTCTGACGATACCATGTTATTGACACAACGACGATATGTGTATGATGTCAACATTACCAGTGGATCAGGAGAACCCACCGTTCGTCGTGTTCTTGAAGGGGGACTTGCGGTACGACCAACTGTGACGAGATAGTACATGAGCGATATCAAGCTGGACATACCTGATATTACCGTAGTCGTCAGTAAGGGAGAAGAGTATCTGTCTTCTGTTACTCCCGGCGAAACATATCAGGTCGTAGTCAACACGGGTGATAATTACAATGTTAATTTACAACAACCACACGCTGTTGTAACAAACGAAGGTAATTATTATCGTAGTGCAGATTTTGCTACATCGGCGAGTTATGCTGCTACTGCAAGTTATGTATCTGGAGCGGTCACAACTTCCGATTGGACAAACATCACAAACAAACCATCAGGACTCGTCTCCAGTTCCACACAAGTTCAACTTAGTCAAATTACTGGTACGGCTTTTGGATCGTCTAACTTTACGTTTCCACAAGATGTAACAGTCGGGGGAGTTCTTATTGCCGATGAATTGTTGGTGTCGTCGTCAACAATTTACGCATCAGGATCAACAAAATTTGGTGATAGTGTAGGAGATACCCACCAATTTACTGGATCGGTATTTGTTTATGGAAATGTAACTGGTGATAATTTCTTCGGTACGGCAAGTATTGCTGACAATATTACTATTATCAACGCTGGTTTTTATCAAACAAGTAGTGAATCGTATATTATTCCAACACCAAGTGGTGGACTGAGTTACATAACCAGTGCGTCACACGCAATAACTGCATCACACGCACTAACAGCAAATATTAACGGTTCAGTTGGATATATTCCAAAGTGGAATACGTCTACGCAACTTAATTCCAGTATCATTCGTCAAGACCAGAATAGTATTATTGTCGGAGAACAAGAACCACTTGAAACCGCACAAGAAAAATTTGTGGTCAATGCTGGTAATACGAATTCATTTAATCTAGTGAGTGGATACGGTTCGGTTGATAACTACTTACAATTTAACATCAAAAATAAATCATCCAGTACATCAGGTTCTGCGGACATTGTTGCTACCGCAGATAGTGGAAATGAAACAACTGGATATGTTAACATGGGTATCAACTCTAGTAATTATGTAGTTCCTGCTGGTATTGGTGGGCCGCTGGACGCGTATGTGTTTGCCAAATCAAATGATTTCCTACTTGGAAATGTTGAACCCGAGAAACGAGTAGTAATTTTTGCAGGAAGTCCAAGAGTTACCGAAGAATTTGACAATTCAACTAAACTGGTAATTCAACCAAACAACCAACATCAATTGACCGGTTCTTTAAATGTCTCAAATAATATCGTTGCCGCGTCATTTACAGGTTCAATTAGTGCAACCAACGGCATAATCAGTAGCTCTACGCAAATCAGTCAAAGTGGATTTGTCAGTTCGTCTACAGTAAACATAATTGAAGTTATGACTTCGGCATCTTACGCGGCAATTACGCCTGTAAGTGGGACATTATACGTTATTATAGGGTGATATGAGTGTCTTTGGAAACGCATCATCGATTTATTATAACGGAACAGCCATTACACAAGCATATTTAAATGGTGTTCAGATATTCGGGTCGGGAGTAATTCCATCTGTTACACCTACCCCAACTGTGACACCAAGTATTTCACGAACGCCAAGTGTTACGCCATCTATTACACCAAGTATTACACGAACACCTAGTATTACACCAAGTATCTCACGAACACCAACCGTTACACCAACCGTCACCAGATCAATAACACCTACACCAACTATTACTAGATCAATAACACCTACGCCAACAGTTACACCGACGATTACACCAAGCGTAACACCCATTAATACAATTTTATACTCAAACCTTGACGCATACATTGTAGATGGAGTACGACAGGCATCAACGGCAGATCTTATTAGAAGTAATATCTCAACAAGTCGCCGATTGATAGTTACAGAAACAATAACTGTGTATGGGTTCAAACTGGTTAGAATACCACCGGATAACTGGACACAGACATCATATAGTTTTATCCCTACACTAAGTATTGTGTCAGGAACAGGAGCAACAATTGACGGCGGAACAAGTAGTAAAGGTTTTACAGACGCAAGAGTGATATTAAATCCAAAAACTGTTGCAGAAAGAACGGGTTCAACGTCTCAGTATGATATCTTTATAATGACACCAACGGGTGATACAAGTACAACATTAACGGCGGGTCAATACTCATTATCAGTTCTTGGAAATAGTGCGAATATGGACATAGCAACACTAACCACCGCAACATTCCCAATTGATACAAGTAAGAAGATATATCCATCCGGATCGGCAACACATTTTGCAATGGAAGTATTCTAATAGATTAAGTAAATCAAGGAACCTTTATGACGCAAAATAGATTTATTCCGTTACATAGCACACAGTCAGGTGCAATTCCTACCGCAAGTGGTATGTTTGTGGGAGAACTTGCTGTTAATACAGCAGACGGTAAACTGTTTACTCGTCACGGAAACCAAGTTATTGCGTTGAATGACACCACGAATCTTATTTCTAGTAGTCAACAGATCGTTAGTAGTATCCAAGGACAGGTCATTTCTCCTTCCGCCGTTACATCGTCGTTCTACGGTCAACTGGAAGGAAATAAGATTGTTTTAAACACAGCAACATCCTCCATCAGTACAACAGTGTCTTCTTCGGTTAAATCTGGTATATTTAATGCTACCGAAGTTGTTGATCCACCAATACCTGTTTCGTCATTTAGTGGAGTATCCGTAGAGTATACTGCTCAACGAACGGGAGCGGCCCGTTCAGGGATGTTACTTGCATCATGGAGTGGAAGTACCGTCTCTTATACTGATTTTTCAAACGCAGATGTGGGAGATACGCAAGATTTATCGTTTAATTTTATTAAATCTGGAAATAATATCCTATTACGAGCATATAGTGTTGGTTCTGGATCGGGGACATGGACAGTACAATTCCTGTATAAGATGTTTCCTAACCTCTTATGATATTTATATATAAAACCATTTTGGAGATAGGGAATGGCGAATGAATTTATAGCACGAAAAGGACTAAAAGTACTTACAAACGGTGCCGAAATCACTGGATCAAGTCAGTTTAGTGCCAACGTCACTGCATCAGGGAATATCAAAGCTGCAGCATTTTACGGAGACGGTGCCAATGTTACTGGCGTCATCAGTTCGTCATATGCAACTACCGCATCATTAGCTACAAATAGTATCGTTACTGCAAGTGGTGCAGGAAGTACAATCACTTTTACCAAGGGTGATGGATCAACCTTTCCTGTCATAATAACAACTGGTACGGCTACATCTGCATCTTATGTTGAATATGCAAATGTAGCAAACAAACCAACCCTTGTCTCCTCTTCTGCGCAATTTAAGACACTTACTGATCCATTTACGGGGTCATTCACTGGTTCATTTACTGGTGATGGAAGTGGATTAACTGGTATTGCAACCACACTCACCATCAGTGGATCTTCTGGTGGAACCGATGCTATCAATCTTCAAACGGATACATTGATTTTTGCAGGCACTAATGGTGTTACAACAACTATATCCGACAACAAAGTCAGTATTGCCATTCCAGCAGGAACCGTCTCCTCATCAGGTCAAGTATCATATACGGGATTGTCAAACATTCCATCGGGAATTGTTTCATCATCGGGACAAGTTGACCACAATCAAACCACCAACTATGTAGCAAATCAACACGTTGATCACTCCACAGTTTCTATCTCCGCAGGATCGGGGTTGAGTGGTGGTGGTGATATTACTACATCACGAACAATTTCACTAGATACTAATTCTGTAACATTCACAAGTGGTGTCAAGAGTAAGCTGGATGCAGATGGAGTGTTCAGTAGTTCTGCCCAAGTACAATATAGTGGTATTTCAGGTGTACCATCAGGTATCGTTTCATCGTCAGGACAAGTATCCTATACAGGATTAAGTAACATTCCAGTAGGAATTGTATCGTCATCAGGTCAAGTAGATGTTCGTAATACCACAGGCATTGCAACTATTGCAACCACAGGGTCAAATACCTTTACTGGTGTACAAACTATTTCTAATACTACCAACAGTACAAATTATACTGATGGTGCATTGATTGTTTATGGTGGTGTCGGTATTGCCAAAGATGTCAATATTTCAGGTAGTTTGACTGTTGAAGGACTGTTAACCGCAGTATCCATGTCTACGCAATATGTAACCTCTTCACAATACACCGTTGGTACAAGTCGTATTATTCTCAATGATGACGATTTAGTACGATTTGCTGGTATTTCCGTCATAGACTCAGGATCAACTGCTGGATCGGGATCACTTCTTTGGGATAGTTTGAGGAATCACTGGCTTTACCAAAATGAAACTGGTGCAGCATATAATAGCGCAATTCTTATTGCGGGCCCGAAGAACTACGGATCACTTGGTGATGAAGTTGGATTGGTTGCAGGTCGTATTCCGGTTGCAACTGGCGAAGATCATATTGACACCAGTGCTGCCTCAAGTTCAATGTATATTGACTTTGCGAATGGTAAAGTGTACGTTGAAAAAGGATTGTACGTTACAGGATCAGTTTCATCATCGGTAGGATTTTGGGGTGACGGTAGTAACCTCACTGGTGTTGTCTCTACTCTCGCAATTACAGGTTCCGATGGTGGTATTACCACGGGTACTGTCAACCTCAAAACTCAAGCAATTACCTATAGTGCAGGTGAAGGTATTGATATCTCGGTCAGTGGCCAAACCGTTACAATTGCCGGTGAAGACGCAAGTTCAGTAAACAAAGGTATTGCCTCATTTAATAGTACAAACTTCACCGTAACAGGTGGTGATGTAACGTCTAATAACATCACCATCAATGGAACTGGTGTCACACTTGGTGGTACTCGTAACATTACCCTTGCACAAATTACTGCACAAGGAGCATCAACTACAGATCAAGTAACGTTGGCAGGTGGTGCAGTTATTCACGGTATTCTCTATACATCAGGTAGTACTACTGTTGCAAGTCCAGCAAACTCTGTGGTTGCAACTGTGTCAACGGGAAGTTATGATGCGGCACACTTTGATTATGTCTTGAAGAGTGGATCAAATCTTCGCACTGGTACGGTATTGGCTGTGTGGGAAGCGGGTAGTACTAATATTGAATTTACCGATACATCTACCGCAGATATCGGTGACACGTTGAGTGAAAACTTCACAGTAGACTTGTTAAGTGGTAATGCACGACTCAAGTTGACGGGTGATAGTAGCACATGGACGGTCAAAACTGCAATTCGGATGATCTAATCATCTAGTTATAGTACGTAGTACACTCCCCGGACAATGAAGGGGATGTGTGTAAACGAATAAAAAATTCACCTACATACATCCCCTTGTGTCCAGTGGAGTTTTTCCATTGGACATTTTATTTGGATACCCTATGGCAAATGAATTTATAGCTCGCAAAGGACTGATCGTTTCTGGTAGTACACGGATTACCGGCTCATTGAATGTGAGTGCAGGAATTACGGGTTCGTTGTTCGGGACGGGGAGTTGGGCAACAAATGCCACATCAGCTTCCTTTGCCACCACGGCAAGTGCAGCAACGTCAATTACCTTTACGCCAACAACGGCATCGTTTGCGTCAACCGCGTCATTTGTCAATACATTAAATCAAGATGTCTCTGCAACGGGTAATATTACGGCAGGAGCCTATCTGATATCCAACAACTCTTCCGGTGATGAAGGTGGAGAAATTCTATTAGCAAAACCACAAACGAATACTACACTAGACGGTACTGGCGTAACCATTGATGTTTATCAAAATAAATTACGAATATTTGAACAAGGTGGTTCTGCACGTGGTGGATATTGGGACATCACCACACTTGCCGGTGGTGCATCAACAAACCTTGCGGGTGGTGCCGGAACCGTTACATCTATTACTGCAGGCAATGGTTTAACAGGCGGTACGATAACAGGTGCAGGAACCATCACGGTAGATACGGGGTCTACTCACTTTACCCAAGGAACAGTAAAAGCACTACCTAACGGAACCGTTTCAAGTTCAGGACAAGTCAGTTATACAGGATTGAGTAATATCCCGTCAGGGATTGTTTCATCCTCAACACAAATAACGCCACTACTTCCCGCTGGTACTGTCTCTTCATCGGGACAAGTGTCGTATACAGGATTATCCAACATACCAGCCGGAATTCTGTCCAGTTCCACCCAAATTAATAACCTTTCTGGTGTGTCTGCTTCTTTTGCAACCACTGCATCTTACGCCAGTAACGCCGAACTTTTTGATGGATTGAATTCCACTGTCTTTGCTACCACGGGTTCTAACCAATTCAACGGAAGTCAAACCATTACGGGATCATTGTTGATTTCGGGAAGTGGATTGGCATTACAGGTGAGTGGATCAGGTAGTGTTCGTGATAATTTTACGGTTAATGGAAGTACCTTCTTTGTTGATGCTGGAAACAATCGTGTTGGAGTAGGTACATTAACGCCAAATGCACGACTAACGGTCAGTGGAAGTACAAATATTACTGGATCGTTGGATGTGACAGGCGCATTTACCGCACAAACCAAGAGCTTCAAGATCCTTCACCAACGATTGCCGGGCAAGAGTTTGATTTATGGTGTTCTTGAAGGCCCAGAACACGCTGTGTATGCACGTGGACGATTACAGAACGATACTATTATTACTCTTCCTGACGAATGGGAATGGTTGGTAGACATGGATTCCGTAACCGTACAGTTGACCCCAATTGGTACTCATCAAAAGTTATATGTTAGTAGTATCTACGGTACACGTATTGTAATTGCAAATGAGAATTTGTTCAGTCGTGATATTGATTGTTACTACACGGTCACGGCAACCCGTAAAGATGTGCAACCATTGAAGACGGTAGAGTAAGTAATGCCTTCTACGATCAATTAAGGATTGAATATATGGCAACACTGTATAGTCCCAAAATCGTGACCGATGGATTGACATTTGCTATCGACGCCGGAAATACGAAAAGTTACCCGGGGAGCGGGACTGTGTGGACTGACCTAACAGGAAATAATTACAGTGGTTCCCTGACGAACGGGCCTACATTTTCTACGGATGGAAGAGGAAGTATCAAGTTTGATGGAGTAAATGATTATGTAGTGCATACTGGAACAGATGGATTCGGAACAGCAAATAAAGCTCCTGCATTTTCCATGTGTTTGTGGGGAAAATTTACTGCGGCACTTCAACACGTTGCGGGATTTAGAAACGATACTAACTATGATTTGTATTTTTTGTTATTAGGATCTACCACGGAAGCACGAATACGTACTAGTACGGGTAATTATGACATCGTGGTAACGTGGACAAGTTATGCAAATAGCTGGACACATATTGGATTTACGGGCACTAGTAATAGAATTGATTTGTATTTGAATGGTGTTGTGGTAGGATCAAATACAAATGTGGGAGGAACATTTGGTGCAACCTCAAGTAATTTTCATATAGCACGAAATCCTGATCCAACGTTTCCCTATTATTCAAGTGGATATGTTGGGGCAGTACAATTTTATAATAGAACATTATCCTCCACCGAAGTTCTCCAAAACTATAACGCCACCCGTTCCCGATTCGGAGTCTAACAATGGCATTTATCCACTCACCCAAAATCGTCACCAATGGATTAGTTTTCTTAGTAGATTCTGCCAACCCAAAATCATATCCCGGCAGTGGAACAAACGTTGTTAGTTTAGCAGGCAATCCCAATCTAACAGGAAGTTTGATCAACGGGCCAACATTTGAAGGAACGAATTTGGGATCATGGCGATTTGATGGAACTAATGACCACGTACTGATATCGTCAGCATCAGCAGATGCGGCAATATTGGAACCAACAACAGAAATTACAGTGGGTATTTTTGCGTATATTGAAAGCCGATCCAATGGTACCAATGCTGGATATGATATTGGTTTTTTTGATATTTTAAGAAAATCTGTTGCGAATGGAAATGGATATATTTTGCGGTATGCAAATAGTAATGTGGATGTTACGACATGGGGTGTAACCGTGGGTGGTACTAGCTATCGTGTAGATGATGAGGTCAATGGAACATTTGGATATACTAAATGGATCAAACAATGGACATATTTTGCAGGTACCTATAGTGATACTACAAATATACAACGATTGTATATCAATGGACAAATCGTCGGGAGTGCAACTACCGCTCGTCCTGCGATGACTCACTCCGGAAATTTATCTTTGATGGCGAATATTGCTGATGCAACGCAACGATATATCAAGGGACTGTGTGGCCATGCACATATTTACAATCGTGCATTGACACCAGACGAAATATTACAAAATTACAACGCACTGATACCCAGATTTGGACTCTAACAACGACTATGTATATCAATAGGAACCTTGACTTTGAGTAAACTATGCCAAACAATATTCTGATCACTCCCGGCAGTGCGTCCATACAGTTCAGTGGATCAGGTGCCAATACCATTCGTCTCCAAGTGGAACCCTCGGGGTCGGTGGCGTTCTATGGCGCTAGTGGTTCCTTGTTCGGGATCACGGATGTCCTGTCGGGTTCCTTGATGAGTGTCAACGATGTGTCGGGTCTTCCGATTTTGGAAGTGTTTAGCGATGATCGGGTGGTGATGGGAACCTATAACCAAAATACATTGGTGGTCACTGGAAGTCGGGTTGGGGTAGGAGTTACTGCACCAGTTGCTGCTGCCAAACTACATGTATCAGGTGCAGTATCGGCCTCATCTTATTTGGGAGGATCAGCGGCAATCATTTATGTGGTAGATGGTGGCGGATCAGTACTCACCACGGGAGTCAAGGGTGATTTGAGTATTCCATTTAGTTGTACTATTACTAGTTGGCGATTATTGGCAGATCAGTCGGGTAGTATTACAATGGATGTGTGGAAAGATACTTATGGAAATTACCCACCAATCTCAACCGATAGTATTACCGGATCGGCAGCAATTTCTATTACGAGTAACGCTAAAAATGAAAGTTCTACGTTGACGGGATGGACAACGGCAATTACGGCGGGAGATACGTTACGGTTTAACGTCAGTAGTGTATCTACCATTACTCGGGCAACGCTAACCCTAAACGTTACACGGTCATAATATGGCACCGATAACATGTAGATATATACGATGGGTAATCACAGAACGTCGAGGTCTTGTGGATTATTTACAAGCGTCCGAATTCCGTGTACGATATACAGGAAGTATTGTGTCATGGAGTGCTGGCGCAATAGCAACTAATCCCGGTGGGGAACCGGGAGCGTTCGGGTCACAAGAAAGTGCTTCTGCATTAATAGATGGAAACACTGCAACCAAGTGGGGTGAAGCATGGTTCAATATCAATGGTGCAAGTAATACTGTTGGAGTATCCATGATTGAAATTGATAACACTACTCCCATCACGATTGACGCATATCAATATGCAACAGCAAACGATGCACAAAATCGTGATCCCGTGTCATGGAAATTGTATACCTCTGAAGATTACAATACGTGGACGTTAGTAGATGAAGTCAGTGATGCCTCGATTACGACTTCTCGTCAAACCTACACACAAATATTTCCGATAGGATTTGTAACGTCATCATTTGCAAAAATATTTAGATACTCAGAACCCACGGATAGTTATGCCGATGTGACGTTGCCGGCATCACGTATTACAGGATCAAGTGCATCAATCTTGACCACCAATGGCCCACAAGTTTATTAGGAATTATTTATGGCAATACGTACGAAAACAGTAGAATACGCATTTGACGGGAGCAGAACAACGTTGGCTACCGCCACCCGATATGAATTTCAAACCATGTCCATCTATCTCCCCGAAACCGCCAGCAGAACATTTCGGTCAGTCATGATAGAAGTCAATTACCGGGATAATCAAACAACTGCACTCAGTCAAACTGCAGCGTTAATTGGTATTAAACTTCAAACGGCATCGTTTAGCAATCAAACGGTTACGACAACATTGGTTAATTCTGGCGAAAACCAATCCTTTGTATTGGTACGGGATGTGACCGATTACTTTACAGGAAGTTTTACAAGTAATCCCACTGCATCCTGTCAAGTTGCATTAACATTAACGGGTCAGGCAACATCTAATCATGCAGCAAAATTGTACATTACATATGATTACGATGATATTCATAATACACGGGTCAAGACGGTGCGGGTTCCGTTACAATCTATTAGTGGTAGTCTAACCGCTGGCCCCACAAACATTACATCACTACGATCAAGGATTCCACAATTAAATACTTTCCTTCCAGAAGTTAGCAAAACATATAGAAATATTTGGTTTGAAATTTATGCAAATGAGGCATCTCAAAACACTACGGACGGAATCTTGACGATGCAACTTGACGCAGAAACTGCAGTAAGTAGTGCGGTATTGGAACATGCTCTTAACTCTGCTACATATTTAAAACATATTTGGCAACGGAACAATATGACGACGACGACGACACATTCATTGTCGTTTGGAACGGTTGCTGCATCCGGAATGGTTAACATCGGCGCAGTTATGGGTGTGACCTATGAATATGTCAGTTCATCTACATCACAATCTATGAATTCGTTATTGATTCCTATGATGGAGGAATCCGGGTTTGTGGGATCATCGGGGCCATCGGGATCATCGGGATCATACCCATCGCGTACCGTTCAAGAACTACGAGTATCAGAACCCGGCCCAATTTCACTGGAACAAAGTGGACTAGTGGCATTTTTTAACTCCACCTCAACGGATACAATAGCACAACGAATAGATCCAATCAAAATAAAAGTTGGTACACAAGCATACGTAGATTACTCCCGTGGGAATCCAGGAACCCTGTCGTGCGGACAATACAGTATTGTACATGCATTTGACAGTAGTTCGGTTACCTTTGGTCGAGGACTGAACTCCATTCCTATTGAAGTTCTAGCAAGTCAGTCCGACGAAGGAAGAACGGTTTCAAATCTGTCTATATTAGGATACATCAATTATAAATCTGGTATTGCAACGGGTAGTGACTCTATTCATAACCAAACAAGAATATTTGAAATAGGAGAGCAAACAGCGATCAATGGAGTCCAACGGTATGATTATACGTTTGCGCCTGTGGCTCAAACGGGATCAAATTTTAGAACAACTGGATTGGGATTTGCTACATTATTGAATTTGGGTGCAACGAAAACTGCAATTTCACTAACTGCACGGGCAACAGATGCGGAACGATTGTCGTTTTCTACAGGGTGGCTACCACTATATGAAAGTATCGTAGATGCTTCCGTAGAACGAGGTGTTTGTACTTCGTTTGCACGAGCACGGCGTGAATTTTTACGCTATATAGGTGATCCACAAACCAGTACACGTATCAATTTATCAGTACCAAGAACGTATCGAGTAGAAGCTGCAGGCCCATCAACAACACCAAGTTTGGCAAATACAATGGTCGGTGGATTGTATACCTTCTGGACATATCACAATATTGCTACAGCTGTGACACGCTCTATTTCTGGATTTTCATCTGGTAACGGTTCAGGATTAAATGTAAAAATATACGAATCGGGATCAGAGGAATTATTATATACCACAACGTCTGTATCAGGGGGCAATTATTCGTTTTTAGCGTATGACCCGAATCGTACACTCTATGCGGTGGTGCATGACACCGGAAGTGGTGCAGTTGGACGATCTAACTATTTTACCCCTGTAGTATAATAGGATACTAATATGGCAATACGTACGAAAACTGTAGAATATGCGTTTGATGCATATCGTTCGGCATCATTGGCCGTGGACACACGATTTGTATTTCCCACAATGTCCATCTATATCCCCGAAACAGGGAGTCGGACATTTCGTTCAGCGTTTGCAGAAGTACATTTCCGTGACAACGTAACTACCGGAACTAATATAAACAGTGTTATGATTGGTATTAAATTGGGATCGGCTGCCTTTTCGGACACAACAGTTAATACAGTGAATTCACCCGGTGGATTCAATAATTCTGGTGAACACCAATCATTTGCATTATTACAAGACTTAACTTCATATTTCAATACAAATTTTGGGTCAAGTGTCACGCAATCGTGTCAAGTTGCATTACAATTTGCTGCACTTACAACCAATAATCATTCCGTAAAGTTGTATCTTACCTATGATTATGATGATGCAGCAGACATCCGTGTAAAAACAGTACGAATTCCCATCGGTTCTACACCAACAACAATTTCAAATACTTTACAAGCAGTTGGAACTGGATCGGTTCCCGCATTGGATACTTTTTTGCCTGAAGTGGGGAAGGCGTATCGCAATATTTGGTTTGAAATACAAGGCAACGATGGTTCAGGAACGGTAGATGACTATATTGTTACCTCACTTGATGCAGAAACTCCGGTAAGTAGTGCAATTCATGAACGTGCACTGGGATCGGCAATGTGGATTAAAAGTATCTGGAAACGTGATGATATGGTTACCAGTACCACCCATTCATTCAATATAGGATCGGCGGCAGCCAGTGCTGTCACACGATATGCAAATATGGCCGTTTTGATGGGGGTAACATACGAATATACACATTCATTGACATCACAATCCATGAATTCGTTGGTAATACCGTTGATTGATGAAAGTGGTGGAATGGGGGACTACCTCTCCGATACAACAAACTATCCCTCCATCATTAATTCGTCAATCGTGGAAAAGGAATTTTATATTAGCGAACCAAGTCCAATCGTCACCAAACAAAGTGGATTACTGATGTTTTATAACGCTACGGGAGGATCGTTTATACGAATTAAAGTTAATGATAATGTTGGGTGGACACGATATACACGACTACAAGGAACATTAGCATGTGGCCAATACAGTATGATGCATCGGTTTGATCAGGTAGGGGTACAAGGATATGACGGTGTTTCTAACATCAGAACACTCTCTAATATTTTTAAATTACAGCGTGGTAATAACAAAATCAAAGTATCGTTTGATTTAGATAGAGCAACGTCAACCGCCACCACTACCGCAACAAACGCATCAGGTATTGCATACATTAACTACGTATCCAATAAACATCCAGATGGTGATGCGGTACATAATCAAACTAGATTTTATTTAATTAATGGCCACCGAACCACTAATCAATTCCAACAATTTGATTCTACGTTTGCACCAACGGCTTCTTTAGGGTCATATTATCGTAATAACGCAATGGGATTCGGAGTATTTTTTGTTACAGGTACTACGGATGGAGGAATTGCACTTACCGTCCGACCAACGGATGCAGAAACTGGAAGCGGTGTTACTGATAGTTGGACAACATTATATGAAAGTATGTATGATATTTCCGGTGAACGAGGCATTGTTATGTCGTATGCACAAGGAATATCAAAATTTAAACGGTATCCGAACGATCCTGATACAACTCGTATGGATCTACTGATTCCAAGAATCTACCGTACAGAATTTCCCGGCCCCGGGTCAGCAGCAACTACTACTACTGCTGATAATATCTATTTTTGTGGTTCCATGTTGTTGTGGACATATCACAATATTTATACTGCGGTCACACGATCCATTTCGGGGTATACGTCTGGTGACGGATCAGGAATACCCGTATCTGTTTACTATTCCGGTTCAAATGAACTGTTATATGACGTTACTACACGAAGTGGTGGAGAATACTCATTTGTTGCGTACGATGCAAATACGAGTTTGTATGCAACAGCATATGATTCGGCCAGTGGTCGTGCAGGATCATCTCGTTACTTCACACCGAGTGTATAATTTATGGCAATCGGTGATATTCTACTAGTCCCATCATCATCGGCAACAGATGGTGATATTAGACTTAGTACAGGTAGCGTTTCTGACGTACTTTATCTTGGATACGATACCAAATTTTCTGGAGCAAAATTCAAGTTAGAAAGTACGGGTAGCTTGACGAGTGGAGTATCATGGAAGTTGTGGGATGGTACCAATTGGACTACCGCACAATCTATTAGTGAAACGGTCACCAATCTGAAAAATTTTGGTAGTACCACCGAAGGTATTGTGTATTGGGCAACGGCAAGTACGTGGGTACCAAATGATGTCAATGGTGAATATTATTATTGGGTGCGAGTAGAATCTAACAGGACAAGTGGTACGGACATTCCCCCCGTTATATCGTATATTGGTGTGGATTCAACATTATATCCAGTTGCCGTGGCAGTAGGATATTCATTTGGATATATTTTAGACTGAAATTACTTGACAAATTATGGGAGAACTATTATATTGTAAGATGATGTATTTTCACCCCTTTCTATAGTTTCACCACTAATTATATACAGTCCTAAACGGTTACATTTAAGAGGGTTATATGGCAACGAAGAAAACGGTTACGAAGACCACCAAGAAAACAATCACTAAAAAGAAACAGTCTCCTACCATTTTTGTTCAGATTGCCGCATATCGTGATCCTGAACTCCTCACCACGATTAAAGATTGTTTAAGTAAAGCGGCCCATCCTGAACATCTTACCTTTGCGATTGCGTGGCAACATAATCCCTATGAAGCATGGGATACCCTTGATGAATATAAGGATAATCCCCAATTCCGTATCCTCGATATTGATTATCGGGATGCAAAGGGTGTCTGTTGGGCACGGGCACAATTGAATGAATTATATGAAGGACAAAAATACACCCTCCAATTAGACTCCCACCACCGATTTGCAGAACATTGGGATACAACAGTCATTGAGATGTTGGAAAATCTGAGATCAGAGGATTGTCCAAAACCACTACTCAGTTCATATCTTCCAAGTTATCATCCTGCACAAGAACCCAATGGTCGTATTATGAGTCCGTGGATCATGGAGTTTGACCGTTTTGCACCTGAAGGCCCTGTCCATTTTCAACCACATACAATTGATGATTTCATGGAAAGAGACAGACCGATTCCCTCACGGTTTATTTCGGGACACTTCATTTTTACTGATGGTGTATTTTGTCAAGAAGTCCCTTATGATCCCACCTATTACTTTCATGGAGAAGAAATTAACCTGTCCGTCCGAGCCTATATGGCGGGATATGATCTCTTTGCCCCCCATCGGGTCTTTATATGGCATGAATATACCAGAGAGGGAAAGAAAAAGCATTGGGACGATCATACGGATTGGCCAGAATTAGATAAGAAATCTCACGCACATAATCGGGATATTTTGGGGATTGACAATCCACACTCTGAAAAGCTTTTACCGAAGCATCAAAGAACCTTACGAGATTATGAAAAATATGCTGGATTGGAATTCAGTACCCGCCGGGCACATAAAAAGACGATTGAAAAGATTCTACCGCCAGTGTCTACTGACGATATTTCCCACAAGAATGGATTGATGAACTATCACAAGATGTGTATTGACATTTATCGTCCAACATTTACCGAAAATGATTACGATGCGTGGGCAATTGCATTTGAAGATGTATCGGGAAAAGAAATTTATCGTCAAGACGCAAATGAACAAGAAATTCAACAATTGTTGTCAGTACCCGTTGAAGTAGATAAATTTATTCACATTTGGAGGAGTTTCTATTCTGAAACAATTCCGGTTCGGTGGATCGTATGGCCACACAGTCGTTCCAAGGAATGGACTGAACGTTTGACCGGGGAGTTCCCAGTAAAAGGATAATCGTTATTATGCCAAAGAAAAAAATAAAAACAATATTCATTCATCTACCTGCATACAGAGAACCTGAACTGATCCCTACTATCAGAGATGCAATTGCGCAAGCAAAACATCCCGAAAATTTACGATTCGGTATTTGCAGACAATTTAACCCAGAAGATGGCTTTGATAACGTAGATACATATCGGAATGATCCACGGTTCAAGATCATTGATATTCCGCATGAACAAGCAAAGGGATTACCGTATGCACGGTTTCGTATCAACGAATTAATTACTGATGAAGATTTCGTTTTACAACTTGATGCTCACCACAGGTTCATCAAGCATTGGGATGAAGAACTACTGACGATGCATGCGAGGTTGGAAAAGAAGGGATTCAAACCGATCTTGACAGGGTATCTTCCGTATTACAATCCGTTTAGTGATCCCGCAGAACGGACGATGGAACCGTGGCAACAACAGTTCGCTTCGTTCTATCCTCACGGAACGATCTTCATTCGTCCAGGTGGTATTCCCAACTGGCAGCAAATGACCGAACCGTTTCACTCCCGATTTATTTCGGGACATTTTGCGTTCGCTAGAACCGAGTGGGCTAGGGAGATCAAGCACGATGAGGATATCTATTTTAGTGGAGAAGAACTAAATTTGACAGTACGCTCATTCACACATGGATGGGATTTGTTCCATCCACATAAGTTGGTGATTTGGCACGCCACTATGCGTGAAGAACGAGCTGGTAAGTTAGTGTGGGACGATCAATCTAAACGAGGAGAGGATTGGTGGACAGCACAAAATAATGCACGTGCAAAAATTCGTCAATTGTTGCGTACGGAAGATAATGGTTATGACCTCACAGGATACGATTTGGGAACAGTTCGTACACTACGAGATTACGAAAAATATGCAGGTTTTCATTTTAAGAGAAAGGCAGTCCAAAAATACACCGTAGATAATAAGTTTCCACCTAACCCACTTATTGAAAATAATGATGAGTGGGAACAATCATTTATGAAATCATTTTATTATCTTGTCACCATCAATCGTCACGATTTCTCTGCAAACGATTACAAACATATTCTTGTTGCATTTGATGATGAGAACGGGATTGGAATCAATCACAAATATATTATAGGTCAAGAGTTGAAACACTTTATGGAAACGGGTCAACCAATCCACTACGAAGAAATGTTTTTAGTAGAAAAAGAACCTAAGAAAGTTGTGTTTTGGGCATACAGTAATGAACGTGGGTGGTGTGAACGGATTGAACATTCTATATGATGGACGTTAGGGAACTTAATATACATATTGAATTTCACGGATGTACTGAACAACAACTGATAGACGGTACAGGTGACAATAAAACAGACTATATGTATCACTTTTTAAATGTTGAATTATTCAGAGCGTTTCAGAAAAAGTATACTGATATAAAAATCAATCCAATAGCAAATTGGGGAAAAACTTGTTCGGAATGTAAATATGGAACTGGAACGATAACAATAGAAAATCCAAGTAACGGAAAATATTTTATTATATCTTATCTAGACAATAACGCAAGTGTGGGTACGCACAATGGATGGGATTTAGAAAATTGTATGGGATTTTTTCCACACGTTGGAATACAACAGGATAATTTATCTTACAAAAAACATCCACACATTAATTACATACCAAATACCATACTTTCTTACTATAAAAGCGGCCACGATATAATTGAAACATTATACAAGCACAGTAAGAAAAGTCCAGAAAAGCCATTGTTCAGAGGAACTCCGTACTTATTTCGTAGATGGGTTTACAATAATGATAAACGATTTAATTTTATTTCAACTGAACATGGTCAAAACAGACTCTCTCCTGTTGATTTTATGAGTGAACTTGCACAAAATGCAATTAACATAGATCTAAATAGTGTGGCCGAAATTTCTTGTAGAACCGTTGAGTGTTTGGGATTACAAACGGCACTAATCCGACCAGAGTTAACAATCCAATACCACGATAGGTTGATACCAGATTATCATTACGCCAAAGTTGAATGTGATGATTTAAGTAATTATAAATTATTAGCAGATGCGTATATTGATAAATTTGAACAACTCAAACATAATCCAGAACTGGTTCATTATCTTTCTACGAATGGAAGAAAATGGTACGAAGAAAATGCAACATTGACTTCCGCTGTAAAATTATATCTAAAGATAGTTGATTTGTACAAATTATTTTGAAATAGGAAAGTTATATGATCTATGTTTCGTTTACAACGGTTCCTGACCGGATGGTAACGCAAGAAGTTTATACAGAATTCTTGGAAGGATTGCTTACCCAAGATACGTCAGAACCATATAAAATTATCTTGAATATTCCATTACACTATAAGAACTATGATTCGGCAGAAATACCTACGTGGTTGTCAGAGTTTATATCGTCACACAGTGATAAATTAATTGTATTACGTGATGAAATTGATTATGGCCCAATCGTCAATTTACTCTATCCGATCAAACATCTTACCCTTGATCCAGAAGATATTATCATTGTATGTGACGATGATCATTTATATCATCCCTCAATGATTTCTTTCCATTTACAAAAACTTCAGCAATATCCTGATAATCATTGTATTTGTTTCCGTGGTAATCGTCCAATGGAAATGCGTAAATGGACAGAAAACGGAAATACGTTTGCAAATTTCTATCAGACACATGTGTATTTTCCTACCGATAGAGACATTTATCTTCAATTCCCTGATCATTGGCATAGTGTGTCATATCGTAGAAAATTCTTACAAGATGATATTTTTGATCCCGACTTCTTGTCAATGACATGGAACAACGACATTCAAATGGCGTATTATGGATGGACACATAATTTTTATTATCTATGTGCCAGATATGATTTGGAAACGGATTGGCGTCCTGTTAATCAAGATGGTCGGGGAGCAAACAGTTTCCCGATTGCAAAAATGTTACCAGTTAACGGATCAGGCGGGTGTGGAAAGTATAGAAGTGATCCGTCACAGAACGGGGATATTTGGAGTAATCCAAAGTTTGCCGAGGGGATGCAAGAAAGACCGCCGTTTATCATACAACAAACGACTACACACACCCCCCAACCAGCTCCGATAACCATGCAATCACAACAATTAAACGAAAACGTAATCGTATCATTATCAACAGTTCCAAAACGATTGTTTGGTCGTTCTGGTGAATATTTTGGAATACAACCTGCATTAAAAACAATTTTGGAACAAACTAATATTACGTATGAAGTACATCTAAATATTCCATACTCGTACCATTTCCAGAGGATTACGATACCAGATTGGTTGGGTAAATGGCAACAACAATATCCACATTTGAAAATATTCAGAACGCCAGATTTTGGGCCGGTAACAAAATTATATCCAACTATTCAAAGAATTACAGATCCCAATCAGTTGATCATTACTGTAGACGATGATTTGTTTTATAATGATGGGTTCATTCTAGCACATTTAGAGGGAACAAAGAAATACCCTGACTGTGCGATTGGATTTGCCGGGATTACATCAATTGAAGACAATATGATTGGACGATATCACTTTGCTAGTACACAACCAGAAGACGTACGAGTTCGTATTCTTGAAGGATATAAAACAATTTCATATCGTCGTAAATTCTTTACGGAAGAATTTGATGAATTTGCATTTTCTCACTGGAACGATGATGTTGCTATTTCAGCATACTTGGGATATAAAAATATCAGGAAGATGGTACTGAAGTGTGAAACATGTACGGACTTTACTCCACGGGTGGAATCGTTCCCTGTCATTGGTCACGTACCTTTGGAAGTAGATGGCGTAGGATGTAATGTGTTCAGACGGAGTGAAGAAGTGATTCAATCTGGTGATGTGGTTGCAAACGAATGGTATAAACTGGGTTATTTGGAGAGGTAAACTCTATGAATATTATAGAAGCGTTTCGGACATACAATGTAAATTCTCCTAAACTCCGTATCGGTAATGAACGAGATGGGGGATACATTGTTAATGAATTATTAACTCACCACACCAAGAAATTGATTTCAATCGGTATGGGAGGTGATGACGGATTTGAACGGGATTGGTTCAGCCGATATCACACCGCAATTGAAATGTATGATGGTACGTATCCGTGTCAAGGAATGTGTTCCCTGTACCACGAACACCTTAACAAGAAAATTTTTTACACCAAACAGAATGTTGGATACGAAGAGTCGTGTATTCCAATCAATGTGATCGTAGACGACAAACCCAATGTACTATTAAAGGTAGATACTGAAGGTGCTGAATACAGGATGTTTGATAACATCAGACTTAATAATGTCACGGGATTAATTCTTGAAGTACATGATCTTCATGTATCGCAAAACCAAGATAAACTGACCGATCTAATTCAAAATAACTTTGGTGATCTATTGTTGTATCACATTCACGCAAATTCGTGGGGTAATACGTTTACCCTCAATCTGAGTAAGACGGGTATTCGTGGAATAGAAATCAAGGATTTTCCACACGTGATGGAACTGTGTTTCATCAATAAAAATTTGGTACAGAATTATGAATACGAGCGAGGAATATTCCCCGTGACTGGATTGGATATCAGTAACAAACATGACGTTCCTGATATTGATTTGTATTGGGTTAATTCACTTTAACAACTATGCCTATGAAAAAAGAAATTTTAGAAAGTTTATTACAAGAAACAGATCTTGCATCTATAATAAATGCGTTACAAGAAACGCAAAAAGAAATAGCATTAAGAAATACAATCTGTGATACCGATTTAACCGTTGTGACGGGATTGTGGAACATCGCCCGTACAGGTCGTTCATTTGAACATTATCTTGAACATTTTAGAAAATTTTTGGAAATTCCTGTTAAGATGTTTATTTATGTTCCTGCCGAACTTGAATCGTTTGTATGGGAACATCGGAGCCGGCACAATACTAGTGTAAGAGTCACTGAACTTGACGATCTCAAAAATAATCTATATGCCCCATTCTGGGATAAAACACAACAAATTAGACAAGATCCAACGTGGACACAACAAACTGGTGAACACGGATGGTTAATGTCCAGCCCACAAGCAGTCAATGAATGGTACAATCCTATTGTACAATCCAAGATGTTTATGTTGCACGATGCAAAGGTACTCAATCCTTTTGACACTAATTATTTTATTTGGTTAGATGCAGGTATCACAAATACGGTCTATGAGAAATATTTTACTGAACACAATTGTTTGGAAAAAATTATTCCTTTTCTAAAAACATTTTTATTCTTAAGTTATCCTTATGAAGCTAATAGCGAGATACATGGGTTTAACTTTAAAGCCATCAACAGATTTTCCCGTCAAGAAGTCAAATATGTGTGTCGGGGTGGTTTGTTTGGTGGTCACAAAGATTTTATTTCACAAGCAAACGCACTATATTACACATTGCTAACACAAACGCTCTCAGAAGGATATATGGGCACTGAGGAAAGTGTTTTCAGTATTATGGCTCATCTTGAACCACATATATATCGGAGATATGCGTTAGATGCCAATGGTTTGATAATCAAATTTGTACAAGCATTGAATGACAATACGGTACAGTTAGAAAATGTCGGAGAACGGTTGCATGTACTACCTAAGGGTATATACAATGAAACGGTTGACAAAACATCTTTATATGTGTTAAGTTTTAACTTCCCACATCAATTTCAAACGTTGATTGATAGTTTTGAAAAACACCCAGAGTGGTTACAAAAACCACGAAAGGTGTTGATTAACAATTCTCAGGACAATGGAGTTGTTGCTGATTATGAAGCAATTTGTCAACGATATGGATTTGAACATATTGTGACGGGTGAAAATTTGGGTATCAATCGTGGCCGATTGTATGCGGCAAAGCATTTTCAAGAAAGTAATAGTGATTATTATTTCTTTTTTGAAGATGATATGTGTCTACACGACCCAAATAACAAAGGATATTGTCGTAATGGATTTAGGCATTACGTTCCTAACTTATACGGGAAAGTACATCAAATCATAGCCAAAGAAGAATTTGACTTCGTAAAATTATCGTATACGGAAGTGTACATGGACAACAACATACAGGTTTCTTGGTATAACGTTCCACAGGTTGTCAGAACAAATTTATGGCCTGACTATGATCAGTTGCCAGTTCAGGGAATTGACCCATACGCTCCCCGTACCAAATTTGACAAGATAGATGTATTTGAAGAATTATCGTATATTACGGGTGAAATTTACTATGCTAATTGGCCCATGATTGTAAATAAAAAGGGTAATTATAAAATGTTTTTGGAAACCAACTGGGAGAATCCGTTTGAACAGACTTGGATGAGCTATATGTTTCAAGAAACATTGAAGAGGAATATCAACCCGGCAGTACTCTTAGCGGCACCTATTAATCACAACAGAATTGCACATTACAGTCCCGAAACTCGTAGGGAAAATTAATTCAACGATATTTATATAAGTACCTTTTAATTGATGAACTTATGGGTCTAGCTGAACAAATTCGTGCGGGCGCAAGTCTTGAAAGATCAACGATTACGTTGATAACCGACAGTCAAAAATCTGGTTCGGTTAATTTGGGTATTGGATATGCACTATTAAACATCAGAACCAATGTACCATGCAGATTTCGTCTGTACGACACTGCTGATAGTTTAGAAAATGTAGGAGAAGCAAGTCGTTCGTTCGGTAATTTGAATATTTCTTCTTCCGTTGCGTTAGTCGGTGACTTCACTATGAGTCTTGCAGGGACTCCATACAGTGTTGATCCAATCTTGTATGGATTGGTACAAAATAGTTCAACTGGATTATCATACTATCGGGTTGACAATGCAACCACCCCTCCAGAAATACAAATTACTAGATATTTGATAGAAGATTCAAACGTACCGGCATCTACCAATTCCACGTATAACATAAGTAACAGAAGATCATTCACGATCCAAACATCCAGTTTAGCAATAAATGGAGCCGCAAGCGGTACGTTAGGAAATAATTCAGCAATACCTCAAACATACTTATTGGTGAGTGCGTCTGTCTCGGGAACAAACAATGTTGTACGATTGAGATTATATAGTGATTCTTCGCCATTACTCAATGCGGGTGAAAGGGCAAGAAATTTTGAACAAGAACCAACTTCATCTATATCGTTAATAGTTGATGCATTTATTTCTGGTAGTCAAACAACATATTTTGTTCCAAAAATTGTAGGTGCAAATTTACAAAACATGGGAACTGATTTAATTCCCCTGCGACTCAATAGAGAGTTGGTAGCAGGTAATAATGAGTTGTACTATATTATTGAAAACAAAAGTAATGTAGCAACGCAAGTCACCGCATCTTTACATGTTTATACATTTGAGGATTAATAGCTTAATATGTTAAAAGTATACCCGTTTGGCTCTGGTTCGTTCTATACGGCATCTTATGCAGTCACCGCCTCATCAGCCACAAGCGCATCGTTAATTGTCAGTGTACCAACTGCCTCTACGGCACAAACAGTCTTACAATTTGTGTCAGGTTCTCGGGGCAAAGGTGTGTGTTTGATTAGTTACGAGGACTATCAAGCAATGTTGTTAGACCCGGCGAAAATAGAAAATTGTTATCTTACACTGAACTAAACGATTGATTTTTCTACGAGATAGTAACGTATGAGCATACAATTTGTTCCACTTGGAATTCCTTTTAGTAGTTCATTTGCAGCAACCGCAAGTTTTGCGTTACAGACTCCCACCGGGGGATTGCCGAATAGTGCATCGGTGGCATTGTTTGCACTTTTACCGTTGGGGCCATCGGGTAGCGATGGAATCACTATTTCAGGATCGGTTTCCTAAGGAGTTATGCTGTGAGTATTTTTTTTCCATTCGGTATTCCATCAACTAGTTCGTATGCAGTTAGTGCAAGTCGTGCAACGTTTGTTGCTGCACCAAATGCAACATATACTGCTTCGTATGCGTTGATTGCGGAAAAATCACCTCCCGGTACTCCAGGAAAACCATTATCAGGTTGTCCTGCAAATTACGAACAAGTTGATTATACTAAAATTGGATCTCCGGTTGGAGGAAGAAATTACTTTTTGTGTTATGCGGTACCTACACCCACGCCAACTCCTACTATTACACCTACTAGCACGATTACACCAACTGTTACACCAAGTACAACGGTTACACCTACGGTTACACCTACGAGAACAGTTACAATAACTCCGACTGTAACACAAACGGTATCCATTACACCTTCAATAACCAGTAGCCCAACACGTACTCCGACTGCAACAGTTACACCAACCATTACCACCACTCCAACCAGAACACCAACTATTTCAGTTACACCGACCACAACCACAACGCCATCTGTTACACCAACCCGCGCTGGGAGTCCTTCAGTAACCCCAACCAGAACTCCAAGCGTCACTCCATCAATAACTATAACGCCAACAAGAACTCCTTCTGTCACTGCAACGGTTTCTCCAACACCTACATTGACACCAACACCAACCCAATGTTTGTGTAAGTTACAGGGGACATATGCTACCAGTAGTGTCAATAATACGGAACCATGTACTGCGGCGTTATCTGCCAGATTTACAACAAATACGTGTGATTCACCAACGATACTTTACACGAATCCATTGTCAGGGGATCTCACATGTACTACTACATTTACTGGTTGGGCTCTTATCAATAATGTTGTACAACGGTATATTAACGGAATTGATCAAGGAACCCCAACAGGATGTCCAAGTGTTACACCTACCGTAACACCATCTATAACCGTTACACCTACTAGAACAACAACTCCATCTGTAACTCCGACAATAACTACAAGTATCACAGTTACACCTAGTATCAGCGTCAGCCGTACACCAAGTGTGACACCAAGTATTAGTCGTACACCAAGTGTGACACCAAGTATTACTCTCACACCAAGTATTAGTCGTACACCAAGTGTGACACCAAGCGTCAGTCTCACACCAAGTATTACTCTCACACCAAGCGTCAGTCTCACACCAAGTATTAGTCGTACACCAAGTTTGACACCAACACCAACATGTCCTGCAAGAATTAATGGAACAAACAGTGGTGGTGTATGTAGTGATGGTATCTCAAGCGTGTGCTGTCCAGTGGGTGAATATTGCTGCGTAGACTTTACTGGTGCGGTGACATGTAGGACTATAAGTGCCAACTGCCCAACTTAATAAATAAGGAATATTTATGAACATCAATGAGGTTACATTAACAGTTCCTCTTGCCCTTCAAAACTTGATCCGTTCCAACAATCAGTTATTGAAAAATTATCAAGAACAATTACTGATTGAGATTCAAGAGGCAAATCATCAAATGATGCAACTTCTCCGGCTTGATCCAGAACTTGGGTGGAAATTGGACATGGAACGAATGGTCTATGTCCGTCTCAAGACTGACGAAGAACAACAACCTACTGAGTAACCATGCATCCTTCACTTGACGAAGTGATTTTCACATGGGGTAAATACAAGGGCTTTACGTTGGGAAGTGTCCGGCGTACAGCCCCTCAGTATTTACAATGGATGGTCACGACTTCACTCCCTGAAGTCTGGATTGAAGCAGCACACCGTGCCCTCGCAGGACACGATGTCAGTGACCTGTCCCTTCCCCGTGCGAAATCTACCGAAGTTACCGTAGAGAAACCTGCGCAGTCTGGCCCGATTGAAGTAGATCTTCAAGACGCCAAGACGGCGTATATTGTCATGCCCTACAATAAACTTCTCTTGGAACAATTCAAGTACGAGATTGACGGACGAAAATGGAATGGAACGGAAAAGTATTGGGAATTTCCTGCGGTACATCTTCCGAAAGTGGTGAAACTCTTTCCTCAAGCCAAACTCTCTGACGGAGCAGAAAAACTCCTGAATAAACTTCACGAACGCCGGGAAGACTTGGATGAGATTCGTCAAAAGGAAGACACGATAGTTGATATTGATGGCATGAAACTAGATCTCTATCCCTATCAGCGTGTTGGTGTACAATTCGTGGATCGTGCAGGTGGTAGGTGTTTGATTGCAGACGCACCCGGCTTGGGGAAGACCGCACAGGCGATTGCCTATGCTCAACTCCATAATCTCAAAACGCTCATCGTCTGTCCGCTATCCGTAGTTGTGAATTGGCAACGGGAAATCAAAAAGTTTACGGGAAAACCATCTACCGTATGGGATAGTAAATTCTATGATGGAAGGTTGGATAGCCAGTTCCACATTACCCATTACGATGCAGTGGCAAAGAACAATCACCATCTTCGTGACCAAGGGTTTGATTTGTTGGTGTGTGACGAAGCAACCTACCTCAAGAATCGCCAGACAATCCGTGCGAAATCCATTTTGGGGTCGTGGAAAGAACGACGAAAGTATCCGGGGATCAAGACCAAGTATGTGAT